ACCCAAATGACAATTCATAAAGGCGTTAGATGTTACGGCGAGATGTCAGAGACCGCTACTGTCTCCATGGTAGGTACATGGGACAAAGATGGCGAAGAGCTTGATCAAATGTATTTAGGTTCTCAAGGCTTTACGACGTGGGCTCAGTTAGCTGACTACACTCACGCAGGTGGCCAAGAAGAAGGATATACGATCCATGAAATGGAGAGTGACGAATGACAGATTACAACAAAGAGTTCCCGTTTGAACAAGTTTCACGAATGGACAGTGACGGCAATTGCTGTGGTGATTACGCAAATTCCCCCCATGAGTTAATGAAACTCGGGTATGCAGAATCGCAAATCTGGTCAGTGTCGGACGGTGACGAAGAGATCGTCCAAGAAGATGGTAGGCGATTAAACTTTATCGTATACGGCCCATCAGGTATGCACATCAACGTGTTTGGCTACATGGCCACTAAAGAACATCACGATGGTGATACTTTTTACACCGAAGAATTTTTAATGGAACCTTTTGATTATAAAATTACCAACGAGGAGAGTACCAATGACTGATTCAAAACTAGGTGACCTGATTGAACAGGCACATCAACTACGCGAAGTAATCCGTGCTGACGAAAAGAAAGTCAACGCACTCAAGGAAGACTTCAAAAACTTATCCAGCGAGATCATGGTCAAGATGGACGACCAAGGTGCCAAGCGTATCGGCGGTCTTAGTGCCAACGTCTCTATCTCAGAGACCGACGTACCTACTGTCAAAGATTGGGATCTTGTGTACGACTACATCAAGACCAATGACTCGTTCTACCTCTTGCAAAAACGCATGAGTGCAGCAGCGTTTCGTGAGCTATTAAACCTCGGACATGAAGTCCCTGGTGTCGAGATTTTCAAAGACCGTAAGTTAAACCTTCGAGCTTTGTAAATAAATAAGCCCAGCTTATATACATACCTATAAGCAGGGCTTATAATAACTATGCTACCCAACAGGGTTCAGCGTCCAATGTAACTACAGTGAGTAAACGTACAATGCCTAAAAAAGAAATCACAACTCCATCAAGCTTAATGCTAATTGATGACACCCCAGACCACGTAACCAACGCTGCCGGCCTCGGCAACGAAAACGTTACTGTTTCCTCCGATGATATTCCAGAGATCAAGCTGCTCCAAAAGATCAGCAACGAATGTGACGAAAGTCATGCACGTTATATTCCTGGTGCGAAGCCCGGCATGATGTTCAATGACCAGACTCGCGAGATCATGGCAGAATGTTTAGTAGTCAATGTGTACTACGATCATTTCTGGATGGCTTGGAACAAGAACACCAACTACCCGTTCGTCGACGCGGGAACCAGTACCAAAGAATTCGAGTCTAAAGAAGCCATTGAGCAAGCGTTCAACAGCCCCTCTGCAGAATTCGAAGACATTGATAACTACGACGTAAACGATTCACCTCGTCACTACGTTCTTGTACTCAATCTCGAAACTGGCAAAGCCACTGGCGCTATCATGAAGTTCCCTCGTACCAAGGCCAAAGTGTCTAATCGCTGGAACAATCAGATTGCAGCAGCGGGCGGCGATCGTTTCTCAGCTGTGTGGGCCGTAGCCGGTATCACAGAAGAGAATAAGAAGAACGGTAAGACCTACCTCAACTACAAGATCGAGCGCAAAGGCTGGGCATCCCCTGACCTACACGCTAAGGCAGAAGAAGCTTACAAGCATCTGTCTGGTCACGTAGACCAAAAAGCAGCCTAACCGCTGCGCACCGGGCGTTGTATGGAAGTGACGCCCTTTTATGGTGGATGGAGCCCTCAGTAAAGAGGCCCTACCTTTTGAATGAGCACGGATACATCCGTTCCATCCACCGCCCCCTTCCTTCAGAAATGCACAAGTGGAAAATCCACGACAACTACGCAGGCGGTGTCCCCGACTGTTGGTATTCCGGCCCTGCTGCAAACATATGGGTCGAGTATAAGTGGATTGCTAAGCTACCAAAACGTGACACCACACTCATAAAACCAAACCTTTCTGCACAGCAATTAGCATGGCTAATAAAAATGTCTGGACATTCGATAAGCTGTGCTTGTATTATAGGGTCCCCAGCAGGGGGTTTTCTTCTCACCGAGAAGGAACAATGGATAAACGGAATTAAAAAACACACACTCATTTCAAATAAAGAAGTATCGAAATGGCTTACAGAATTCTGTATGGAGACAAGACATAATGGACAAATCACAAAAGAGTAAATCTACAAAACCGCTAAGGTTAATTTCTGCTGACTCTCTTGAGATGTCCCGAAGAATTAATAACGAATGGAGGAAATACAAAAATGGAAAACTAGGGTCGGAGTTAACCCAAAAGAATGCAGCGGATCAGATCGGTGTTTCACAGCCGATGTTTAATCAGATGTTGAGCGGCGCAGTATCCATCAACCCTATGATGGTATTAAGCGTGTCAGCGTTACTTCGTTGTGACCTTGGGGCTTTAGTGGCAGAGCTTGAAGAATATAAGCTCTTGAACGCAGTCAGCCCTACGATGAGGTCAGAAATTCCGGTGTCAATTACACTTTCGGGGAAACCCGTTTTAAATAGAGTTGTTAGTATTATGACACACACAATGTCAGGAGCATTCGCCGTTGAAATAGACACAGACGAATACTCACCTCGATACAGCAACGGCGAATATGCAATCATCGACCCATTAGCTAAATGGGAGATAGGCAATCAGGTCCTTGTCCGTTACGGAAAAGGCGCTTGTATTATTCGAGTTGTTAGCGGTATCAAAGGTGATGAAGTACAAACGTACCACCCAACAGAAGTCGGTATTAACACCACCGTCGATTTATCAGACCCAAGCATTAGTGTTTGCGGTTTAATAAGAGGGGTGCAATTTTAAATGCTAGTATCGAACCTTAAAAACAACAGAAGCCGAAAGTTGGCGTGGATGCGCGAGGGACAGTGGCTGTGGCACATAATCCACACCGACCCGTTTGCAAACACTGACCCTACTTTTGGAATTTTAGAAGCGCAATTTGCAGGTATGCAAACTTCGTTTGGTGTAAACAATTTTGACAACGCCCAAGGGCCCCCACAAAAGTAGTTTCTATTTTTTGCATTCCAATATAAGCAGAGCTAATAATATGAAAGAACACGACATGGTTGAGCAACCTGTGCACTACCAATCTGATACAGGGATGCAATGCATTGACGCCATACGCGCTGCACTAGGACCGGAAGGATTCCGAGCCCACTGCAGAGCAACCGTAATTAAATACCTATGGAGAGAGAAATGGGACACCGCAGAGGATGCCAAAAAGGCAGCGTGGTATCTCAACAAACTGGTTGAATCTTATGAAGACGACTCAGACTCTACTCACTGATCTTTTTAACAAGCCGTTTATCGGCCTTGACGAAGTCAGTGACTTGCTTGGCGTACCAAAGCGCACCTTACAACAAAGCGTTTATTGTGGACGTTTTGAAGTGCCCACATTCACGCTTGGCAAAAAACGCATGATGCGTTTATCTGATCTTGCAGCATACGTCGACGAGCAATGCGCGTTGTCCGCTGCTGAAATTAAAGAGCTAAACTAATCTCGTCTAGCCGTTGTTCCATAATCACGCGCCGTATTTCTTTAGCGCGTAGGACATCGGCTGGGGTGAGGTTTACATAGATCAAAAGTGACTTCATGTCTGTATGACCTGAGAACAACATCACTTCCTCCGCTTTAAACCCTTCCGCAAACAATCGTGTGATTGCTTCGTGCCTCAAATCATGAAACGTCAAGTTATTAAAGTTTGACTTAACACTGCTACCCACTTCATTAATCCCACTCTTCTCAGCCATTGTGTGAAACATGTCACCCATGTTCTTAGCTTTTACTGGCCAGAACAAAGGTTTGCCCTTAGTGTGAATGCCCAAGGCCAAGTACTCTCGCAAAACTTTTCTAGCTTCTTCTGTAAGAGGAATTAACTGATCGTTTGTTTCCTTCTTTGTTGGGTGCTTTCGCGCCCAAATCATCAGCTCCCCCTTCTCAAAATTAACATCGTCAATCTTTATTCGGGCAAGTTCTGCTTCTCGCATCGTTGTCTCAAGTGCCAAAGGAATGATGTATTTCATTCTCAGCCGAGTCATGACCTTGTCAGTGCTTCTAGCCCCATCATACCTTCTGTGAGGTACAGACATAAGTGCCTCAAATTCTCCTGGCACAAGTCTGCGTTTGCGCTTATTACTCGAACCAGTTAACCCATAGTCATTTAGCACAGGTCTAACTTCGTCTAGCGGCTTAGTTGCATTGGGTATTTTTAAAATAGCGCGACCATACGTCAGCGCTTTGCTCATGTACCCAATATCATCTGCTACAGTTTTTGGACCTGCGCCTTTCTCGGCGCGATCTTTTGAAAATTCATAGAAATGGTGAGTAGTAAGATCCACAATACTGACTGACGCCATCGGGTGTTCGATTAAACGAAGCAGTGCATTCTTCTTGGATTTACAGAAAGGTTTGATAGGGTGTATTTTGTCGAGGTACTCGGCCATAACAGCGCCCAGCGTCCAACGTCCAGCGTTCGATGTGCTTTCGTATGAACCAGCATCCATTTCAGATTCGGTTTTCTTAGCCCAACGCTCACCTTTTCCTTTGGTGGTAAACTGCTTAGTTTTTTCTTTATACCCTCGTTTCCTTATTTGAAAACGATGTGCAGTTATTTTGCCTGTCTTATCTTTGAGTGGGGTGTATGTGGCCATAGTGTTCTCCTTAACACGCCTAATATAACACTGTTCCTACTCACTGCGTAGGAAAGTGCGTATTAGTCATTGTTACCAGTGCTATGTCACTGATATATATGGAGAATTAAAAATGGCGGAACGGACGGGACTCGTTAGCGTTAGCTAAGGTATATCTCCATATATATCAACAACTTAGTTGATTTCCTAGCCCGTTCTCGGTGCTATTATAGTGCAATTAAAAGCAATGTAAAGCAATAACTTACAATTAAGTGCAATTAGGTACTGCGTAGGAAATTGCGCAGGTAAAACCTACGCACTGACCTACTCATCTTCCTCTGGTTCAGTACCTAAAGCCAGCCCCCAGGATTTTAAAATCCTTGCTCCTTCTTCCTTGTTGTTAACGTGCAGCTCTATGTTGCGGTGAATCTCTACAGGCACTATACCAATGATCGCTAGCACGACGCCAGCTATCCCTCCGATTGTAATCGCCTGCACCAAAAATGCTAACGCTTCCCATAATGCTTCCATATCATATACCCTCTTTATAGAATAACTCTACGAACATTCGACACGTATCACTACGCTGGATGTCTGAGATCTCAAAGTCGATAACTGTAATCGGCAGCTTATGCTTATCCAGCAATTTGATTAATACACCCAAACCTGACGACTGCTTAATGTCCGATTGAGCCAAGTCACCCATCAACACCAGCACACAGTTTTCACCAATTCGAGTGGTCACCGCTTTTATTTCTTCGACTGTCATCTGCTGTGCTTCGTCTATTAAAACAATCGCACCTTCTTTATCACCGCCAAAGGATCGACCACGAATAGTTTCTAATGGCTGTAGCTCTATATTGCCATTCGCTAATGCGGTATCAAACCGACCTGCACCCATGCGTTGCTTTAAGACGTCGACCATAGGCATAACCCAGTTCATCATCTTGTCGTCTTTGTCACCTTTGAATGCGCCGAGGCTTCGGCCAGTAGGAATGTTTGCGCGGCACAGGATAATCTTTTGTACGCGGTTCTGCATGAATTGGTCAGCGGCATATGCGCACGCTAGGTAGGTTTTTCCTGATCCCGCTACACCCGATGCAATGATCACTGGGCAGTGTGGGTTTTTTAATGCTTTGAGATACTTATCTTGGTTCGGTGTCTTTGGTTGTAATGGGGGTCTTTCTCGATCCTCTGCAAACTTTAACGATGATTTCATCCGTGCTTCTTGAGTACTAATGCGCTGCCGTTTGACTGATGCCACATTTATTACCTTTGTGAGTACTGTTTAGTTAATTAAATACCTGCTGCTGTAAGTCGGTTAACGATTGAAAGTAGATCGACTTCAATGCCGCCTGAGTTCGGATCAGCTACCGAAACAAAGCCGTTACCGCCATTGCCTCCTGCGGCGACATTTGCTCCTTGAACATTGCCGTTGCCTCCGATGAATTGGCTAAAGCCTTGTCCGCCAGTGCCGCCAGTACCTACGAAAAGCTTGACGCTTTGTGCGCCACTAGGTTTGGTAATAAGCTGTGAAACAGTTGCTCCCGCTGCGGCGCTTACATTTACTGGCGCGTTTGTTGAACCATTGTAAGTGTCTGAACCTGCTGGGCCGCCGCCACCCGACCCAAAAGTGCCATGACCGCCCGCACCGCCTGAATAATTACCACCCGAGCCTCCCGCTGCTTTTGATGAGGCTTGCCCAGCATAACCAGCAGCACCACTTCTGTTTGACGCGACTGAACCTCCAGCCGTCCCAGCCCCGCCAGCGGCATTATAAGTAGCTAATACACTGCCCGATCCATTCAAACCTGCGTACCACTGAATGTATGAAGCTGTGCCTGAAGCCCCTGCTCTTATATATTGAGTACCCGCAAAACTAGTTGACCCAGCATTACATGAACCACCTCCACCACCTATAATAATGACAGTGATAGATGTACTAATTGATGAGATGTTCAGCGTAAAAGTGCCAGGGTTTGGAAACTCTGCTGCCGAGCCAGCCGAACCCGTGTACAAGCGCACGTTGTTCAATGCCACTTGACCAGCGGAGTCTGCGTAAATA